GTCATCTTTTCGCTGCTGTGCCTTCATCTTCATTCTATTGGTGTAGAAGGTGAATGCTGCACCACTACCCAACACAGTTACAACTGTGACCAAAATCTGTACCCAACTATCCATTCTCGTACTTCTTTTTAAGTTCCTCGTATGTCTTTTGCTTCTCTACTCGGATGATGTTCCATATAGCAAAGATGAGAACCAGTAGCCAACCTACGTTAGAGCCGTGTAGCATCCCTTCTATGGTATAGTTTAGTACGGTTGCAATCGCTACAAGGAACGCAACCTTAGTGGCGTGGGAGCGCATAGCTAGTCTGCCGTCCCATAGCACCGCCCATCCTTGAAATAGTCCGCAAATGATAGACCCTATCACTAGAATAGGGCTGCTAAACATCTCAGTCCATAAAGCCATAGGCAGTATGATAGTATGTAATATTGAGGTGAACACCTCGTTAGGTTCGCTATCGCTGTACTTAAATATGTTTACAGCTCGTTTTAGTCCTCTGTCACTCATTAACATCCTATTGTTAGCCAGAAGGCTACCACTACCCTACGCCAAAGTCTCTTACCTAATGGTAAGGCTTTGAACTCAGCCGTATTGAAGTAGTCCTCTGGTTCTGTCATTTCTTTGCGAATTTCTCAAGTCCTGCTATGCCGAAGCTACCCAGAGTCACTATGAGGAAGCTGTTGTATACGAAGTCATTAATCGGCAGATGACTACCGAAGAACCCTGTCACTACATCTACCAGCATCACAATAACCATAATAGCAAACGACAGGAAGCCTATGATAGTCTTCTCGTTGTAGTCGTTGCTGTTCTTGAATATCTCGGCAAACTTCATTATTCCTCTATCAAGTGTGCGAACTTCTCCGACACCTTGAAGCTCGGACAAGCCTTTGCTGCAAATTCGTTATGCCCTGCTAGTTTAGCATTTGGGTACTTATCCATCAAGCCTTTGATTAAAGACTCCATAGAATCCAGCTGCTCACCGAATAGCGTGTCCTTAGGCTTCATATCTTCGTCACAACCACCTACATAGCATACGCCAATAGACCTAGCGTTCTGCCCTTTGGTATGCGCTCCGCTGCGGTCTAGGTCTCTACCTTGTCCGATAGTACCGTCTAGCTCAATGACATAGTGGTAGCCAATATCTGACCAGCCTCTGCCGTTAACGTGCCAGTCTTTGATAGTCTCCGTTGATACGTCACGTCCTTCTGGGGTAGCTGCACAATGGATAATGATGTAGTCTATTTCTCTCATTCTTCGTCTACTTTAGTTATGTTTCCGATTCCTTGATTCCACATCTCTCCCTTGCAGCACTCTCTGCTGTATGTATTCTTGTCTTTGCACAGGCAGCCTCTACGCTTGTCCTGTGGTACGTTCCATCTAGGTCTCATATCTTAGGTGTATTCAAGTCCAATGTGAAACCATCCGCCATAAAACTTACCATCATCTGCACCAGACACAACGGTCTCAAAGCCAAAAGCCAATGACTGTCCGTAGGTAAAAGTTAAAGCAGTATCTGATAGTTCGAGCTTGGCTGTCATTGCACTAGCTCCTGCATTAGTGACGGATGCCGTTCCTAGCAAAGTCTCTGTGCCATTAGAAAATTTATAGTAAAACTTAATGCCATCACAGTTAGGATTTAATCCTACTTGATTGTGTACCATAGTGATAAACTTAACTCTACCATTGCCGTGTGGAGCTATACTGTTATCAAAGTTGGGGTTAGATGTTGATTCGCTAGACGTGATTAAGTCAAACCAGTAAACGTCTCCTATGACATTTTGAGAATGATAAAATCCACCTTTTATAGTATCGAAGGAAAAAGCCTCTGCACCGCCTCCGCTACCTCCTACGTTGCTAGGAGCTATCTTGACATTAGTAGTGCCGTCATACCCTACCAAGAAGTCTACATTGTCTGTGGACGTTCTAGTAGTAAAGTCGCTGAATTTCTTGTTAGCCATATCTTACTCTTCTTCGTTAAACCAATCAATAGGTAAAGCCTCTAGGCTCTCTAGGTCGCTAGGGTAATCTGGATGCGCTACAATAGCAAACAGGTTGCCGTCTTTGTGTGCTGTAATATCTGACCAGCGTAGACAGTTTACCATATCAAAGTTGTGACCTGCTGCTACCTCTTCATTATATGCTAGGCATTCTGCCTCTGTTCCTATATAGTACATAATTAAGCCGTGTATGTTCCGTAGTAATCGTTTACTGCTGTGTTAATGTCTGATGCGCTGCTGTCATAGTCTACGTTCCATAGGATGTACTCCGAGAACTTGACCGTACTGACGTGTATAGAAACAGTACCTGCTATGCGCCACATTTCGTGGTCTCCTGTTCCGTTTACTGTTGTTCCGTTTGTTGCAGGTTGTGTACCATTTTGGTACAGCTTCACATTACCGCCTACGTCTCCGTGAGTGATTACGAAAATGTTAGGGTCATTTAGAGCAGGGCTATACGTTGCCGTGTATGAGAACGTCTGCCCTCCCGATTGCACTCTAAAGTTATTAGCAGAATTTAGGTATACCCTACCATTTGAGCTAGAACCTCCCATAACAAAGTATTCTCTTTTACTTGACCCGAAATCAGCATCGGAGTCTATGACCATTAGCTGCGTAAGGTTCTTGCTAGTTATGTCTATCTGATTGGATATGCTAGTACTGATAGTCATAGTACGACCTTGATTAAAGTCTACCGAAGGTTTACCATTTACTTCTACCACGCTACCCGATATTTTTATACGAGGCATTGCTGCGATAGATGTCTGTACTAGGTTCTTCGTGCCTACTTGGTCGTACCAAGTACTTACTAATAATTCAGAATCGCTAGGCAGACTCGCTGTGTCTAGATTGCCATCGCTATCGAATCCTATATCCGTAAAGGTTGCACCGTCTGGCGTAACTCTAATAGCGTTGCCTGTGTAGTCGCTTCTTAGTTTACGAAGGCTATACCCTACTACTGCATTGGCGTAGTCATCTAGGATAGGTGTAGTACCTGCGGCTGCGCCTAAGTCCTTGTAAGTAATACCCCAGTCAATAGTATTGTCAGTCCTACCGCTACCGAAGTTAGTAGTCTCGTATATCTTACCCCAGTCTATTGTATTAGCCATTGTTCTTATTCTTTTTCATTAGGTAGCGTTTCAGCTTCTGTATGTTCTCCGCCTTCGGCTTGTATACCTTCTTCACTACAAAACCCATCCATTGAAGTTTTGATTCTTACTAGGGTACATATCGTCATTGCTTGACGTGTTGTACTCTGGGTAGCGACTGCTATAGAATGCCATATGGTCTACGAACCTACGGCTATAGTGTTCTGCTATGTCTCGCTCCTTTTGTACTAGGTAGTCTAAGTCCTGCTTACTGATTGTTGTACCGTTCTCTGCGCTCTTAGTATAGATGCCTCCGTTAGCCACCTTAAAGTGGATGTACGGCAGTATCTCAATGGCTGCCCAATGAATCACCATATCCTGTATGTAGTCGGTGAATAGGGTCAAGTAGTTACCTGTGAGCGTATCCCCATCTATGTCACTAGCTATCTTGTTGAATAGCTTCGTGCCTAGTATGTTCTGGATATGGATGTCTTGAGCAATCTTGATGAATTGTATCATCTGGTCTCTATCCACGTTGCCGTTAATCCCTGTTCTCTTGATAACGTCAGCTGGGCTGACAAATAATACCTGCGCCATTATAGTCCTCCTTGTATATCTTTCTCACTTGGAGGGTTCACATACCCTCTATTCTTCATATTGCTAGGCGTGATGGCTACCCTATCATCGTTAGCCTCTGGGCGGAAGCCCTTGCTCCTAGCCTTCGTTGTGCTGATGGTCTTAGCGTTTGGGCTTTTCACATCGGGACGGATGCCGTCCTTACTCATATAAGTCTGACGTATCCACTTATGCTTACATCTCGCTCCACCTTTGTATAGCCAGATAGAGTAGGTGCTTGAGCCGTTCACACCGAATCCTGCATTCACCGCCTTATCGTCCATAGCGATGATGTCCTCCTTGCGGTAGACCTTATTTGCGCTCATCATCTTACGGCAGAACTCACGCTGGGGAGACTTGTTACCATCGTACTTATAGCGTACTAGGAAGAGTTCCCCTGCCGCATTCTCTCCGTCTTGTTCGCTGTTAGCGTTGGGTCTAGCAGTACCTGTAGAGGCGAACTTGAGCGTAGCATCTAGTGCCTCCTCTTGTTCGTAGTCCACTTCTCGCTCGTCTACTAAGTCCCACATATCCGTATCTACGTCTTCGCCCATAGCAATAAGCTCGTCTATGGCAGTATCGTACTCCTCTGGCATATCCATTAAACACTTGCTCAACTTGACACCTGTCTCTTCTTCTACTACCTCTGTAGTATTAGCATTCTCCAAGTCCGTGAACTCAATAGGAGTAAGGGTCTTGAAGTATAGGTCTAGAGCGATATTGTTGTAGGCTAGTATCTGGTCAAGTGCTGCAATTACTTGGTCTTGCTTTGGCTTGATAACCGTGTTATCAAATAGCTGGAATGCTGTCTTAATTTCGTCTGCATTGTTACCTAGTCCTGTCTGGTCTTTAACACCGAATAGCATAGGGCTAGTGATACGGTGACCTACTAGTACCTTCTGCTGTGATTCTCTAGATAGGAACTCGTACTGATTGTGAGCATCGCTCAACTGCACAGGCTCTATCGTAGCTGCGCTATCTGCGCTCTCGTTAAAGGCTAGGATGAACTTACCAGAGTTAGATGACCCACTCCACTTATGACGAATCTGAGACTCTATGATATCACGCTCCTCCTCTGGAGGTACTCCGTTGTTAAAGTTCAGAATCATAGAAGGCGCAAGTCCGTTCTTGATATTGTTGATGTGGTAGTTTGCCACCTCACCCTCAAGCTCTGCGTATGGGAGCGCACCTTGATAGTCTACAGGAGAGTAGTAGTATGAGCCACTACGATAAGGACGGAAGTATAGTATCTCTATCTTATCGGCTGCTGAACCATAGCCGAAGGCAGGGATGCGGTCTGCACCCTTCTTAGAGCGTACCTCGCTCCAATCATAGGCATAGTAGTAGCCCTCAATCTCGCCCTCCTCGTTACACTTCTCAGCTCGTAGACACTCTACAGGCATATGATGTACCTCAGCAATCTTGCTCTTATCTTGGTTGTAGATGACTTGGAATGCTCCGTTACCAAGTAGGTAGTAGTCATTGATGACCTTCTTGAGTTCCTCGTCCTTGATGAGGTTGCGTAGCTGTAGGTAGCCCTCTGTGTTTCTTGCAGAGTCTAAGGCATCCAAGCCCTGCCCAAATATCATATCTATAACACCAGATACTACTGCATTGTTAGTAGGTGAGCCGTTGTATCGGTCAATCAAATACTGAAAGTAGTCGTTGTCATCACCATACTCGACCCATCCTAGTCGGCTGTTCTCCGATATGCTAGGAGATGTGTAGCTTGATAGCTGTACAAAGTTTACGTTATTCGCCATAAATCTTAAACTCGTTGTTCATTGTTTTCTCTGTGGTCGCTAGTTTCGGTTGATATGTTGCAACACTAGACCCCGATGGTATTATGTACATCCTGTCCTGTGAGAGCAGTTTCACCTTAGAGGCTTCCCATATCTTGACCACATAGAAGCTCTCGCTCGACAGCGCAGAGACATCATAGGTAAAGGTAAGCACCTTAGCAAAGTCATCCCAAGTACCAGAGATAGTAGTGTCTACCACTTCCTTCCTTTGGTCTTCGGATATTATCTCTATCTCAAAGCTCTCCGTAGTAAAGTCACGGAGGTACATCTTGATAGTAGCCGTTGTATTTTCTTCTACAATAATCATCTAATTATAAAACCCAAAAGGATATATGTGGTATATTTGCACCACTCATCTCTCTAGGTAGCGATGCTACCAAAAAGAAAAGCCCTTCCATTTAGGAGGGGCTTTCTTGATTCTAGACTATTCAGCTATTAGATATCGTCAATCTCTGAAGCATCTGCTGTAATAGTTGCATCTACGAAGTTCGCAGGGATTTTCTCCTGTGCGCCAAAGGTCAAAGAGTATCCACTCATATCTCCCATAGCAGCACCTGTAGCGATAGAACCACCTGTTACCTCAGCACCGTACTCTAAGCCCATCATAAACTTGTTGCCGTTGTTATCCTCTACGATGACGTGAGGACGAGCGTAAGCCAACAACTTAACCTCGTTGTGTGTTTGCTTAGATAGTTTCTTAAAGTTCAAAGTCAAGGTCTGCTCGTAGAATGTAGTACCATTGTCACGAGAAGAGGTGATAGTCTGCTCAAAGCTAGACGTACCCTTAACATCAAACTTGAACCAAGTAGGAGTACCACCGAATGAGTCGATAACATCTGTATCAGTAGCATCGTAGGTAATAGCTCCTAGCGTATCGAAGTCTGCAAAGTACACAGCGGTAATACCACCTACTACGTCCTTACAAGGTTCGTTTCTTCCTTTTGTTAATGTACAAGCCATTTGTTTATAGTATTAAAAAAGGGCAGACAAGCACTAGCCTACCTGCCCTCTATTGGTTATTATCTAACTACTTCTTAGGTGTAGTAAACGATGTCAGCACCGATACCGATTTGAACACCAGCAGCGAAGCGCATTACTACACGCACGTTGTCTGAACCGTCCAAGTCAGCCATATCTAACAACTTAACAATCTGCCAGTCTTCCAACAAAGAAGTACCGAAGAACAAGTTAGACTTACGAGCCGCTACCATATCGTTGTCTGGCATACCAGAACATACGAATAATTTAACGCCATCAAAAGCCAAGTCCCCTCCGTTGTACCAAGTAGTACCTGCGTTGTTCACACCGTTAGCACCCAAGCCAGAAGCTCCGAAGCCACCCAAAGCACGAACGTATGCACGAGCGATGTTTTGAGAAACGTAGATGTACAAGTCTTCCTTACCGTAAACTGAAGTAGGAATAGCATCAACTACCTTACCCAATTCGTCAATAACATTAGCAGCAGTTACCGTAGTACCTGTTACATCAACAACATCAGAGTCAGCAGCCAACAAAGCTGTGAATCCATCGTACTCACCTTCGTTAGCATCTGCACCTTGCCAGATGTTTTCTTCGTTCTTCTCTGCAACCTTACCAGCAACGTAGCCAATTAGGTAGTCTGAGAAGTTAGCAGGTAGGCTATCGAAAGCAGAGAATCCCATTTCGATTGCTTCCCAATCGCTACGGAAGTCGTTCTTACATAGCTCAAGGTTTACTTGTAGTTGTTTTGGCGTAAGAACTTTCTCAGCCAAAGTCAACGTAGAAGTGTCAGAGAAGTCACAAGTACTGTCCTTAGTGATAGCATCAAGGTTTACAGTCTTAAGTACTTCTTTGTACTTTACGTTTGGTTTGATAGTGATACCACCGCCTTCGATGGTGTCTGCGCTCAAAAGAGCTGCGCTTACATACTTACCTGCAAACTCTCCAGCGTAAGTAGTAGTGATTGAAGTGGTTGTAGCCATTTTTCTTCTTTATTAAAATTATGATAATTTACTAAACACACGCCCCATAGTATTCTGAGGTGCTTTCTTTCCGTAGCGGTTCAACGCTACTTTGTTCTCTTTAGGTGCAGCTGTGAGCTTCTTAGCAGCAGCAGACATATCTACTTTTGCTTCTTCTTCCTCTTTGTTCTGGTACTCCTCGAACATACGCTTCATCTCTTCCACTTGTTCCTTTACTTCTTCTAGGGCAGGAGCAACTGCTTCAACAACAGCCTCTACAATCTGCTCTAGTTCTGGAGCTACCTCTTCTGGAGCTTCTACTACAATCTCCTCTTCAGCCATCTCTTGCTTTTCTTCTTCTTGCTCTTCAGCCTCTACAGCTTCTGCTTCAGCAGCCGCTTCACGAATCTCAGCAATGATACCTTCCTCTGTGATGATTAACATACGACCATCTTCTAGCTCGTGTTCACCTACAGGAGCAGGTACTTTCTCGCCATCTTCACCGATTAGGAATACGTTTTGTCCAGCTTCAAAGGCTTCAGCCTCTAGCATTACACCGTTAGCAAGGCGCATACTAGCACCTTGTACTTCTGTGGCTTCTTCCTCGTTAGGAGCGAGAGCCATCTCGATTCTTTTGAATACTTCGTTTAAATTCATCTTCTTAAACTTTGTTAATTAAAAAACTATATATTGGATTTTTGGGTTACTTTCTACAGCTTGTCTAGCTCCTTGAGTTTACTTTCAGCCCAGTTCTTGGCACTCTTGCCACCCCATAGTAGGTAGGAGATGTAGCCACAGCTAGTGGTGTCTCCCTCGTCATAGTACTCCTCTGCTCTGCTGAGGTAGCTGTACATACGCTTGATAGTGTCTACAGATAGAGGCTGTCGCTTGGCTAGTTGTTGCGCTCGTATCTTACCCACCTCAGTAGCGCACTTGTTGCCTTGCTTCTCGTTGAGTTCGATACCTCTCTTGGCATTGTTAGAAACTGACTGAGGGTAGTCTGTATATGATTCCATTTGCAGCTTCTTACCGCTCTTGTATCTCTTGTCATTCTTGAGTACTCCTTTAGCAACTCCTAGTAGATACAATGCTAGTAGGTGCTCTCCTTCTTCTGCTTCGATTGCTGATAGCTCAGTCTCCACCTCTAGGGTAGTCTCACGCTGCATAAACCAGCCCTCTATAGAGAAGCCCTTAACCGTACCCTCCTTGACATAGTTCTCCCAGATGTCATCGTTGTTGACCTTCATAGATACCATCCAAGTACCTACAGGATAGTCTAAGCCATAGGCTTTGGACTTGTCGTTCTGTGAGTCCTCTATAATCCAAGACTCAACGACAGAGAGTCCCTCTAGTCGTGCCTCGTGTTCGTAGGTAGCGTTGTTCTGTTTGCCGTTCATAAGGTACAGCTCACTCGCTCTGCGTATGGTTTCCTTTGTGAAGAACACATAGTACTCCTCCTCACCATCTACTCGGTAGATAGGCTTGTCTGGAATCATAGCCGCACCCATCAAGATACGCTTCTCGTTACTCACTTCCTTGAACTCGAACTTATGCTCCTTGCTCATAGTGATGAAGTCCTCCTCTATAGCAGGATGCTCTACGATGCTGATTGCATCAATGCCGTGTAGGAACTTCTCCTCGTCTAGTACTAGTTCGTAAAATCTCATTATCCTATTGTTGCTGTTTCTCTTATTTTTCTATTCATCTTAGCCTGTGTCTGTACCTCTTGGCTAACTACATAGGCTTTGATAGGACTACCCGATAGGCTCTCTGCAATCTGGTTGCCCAAGTTAGGGGACTCGTTTAAACCGATGCCGCTATTCAGTCCTTGAGTGTCAAAGCTCAAGGTAGGTCTAAAGGCAGATGGTCTTGGTACAGATGCTGCTCCGCCTCCACCACCTGCACCGCTGCTAGGGTTGAACTGTTGCTTACTGATGGCGAGTACTTGCGCTAACCCTTGCGCCCCTGCTAGGGCTGCGTTAGCAAAGCGTAGACTCTGGGTAGGCGTGGCATCGGTAGTCTGTGCTAGGGCAGCACTAACTGCCTGTGCTGTGTTGATTACTGCTTGACTAAGGCTGAGTGCCTTACCAATACGGAAGGCTGTCCTAGCTCTCTTGTCATTGCCCTCTAGTGCAGCTTGTGCAATGCTGTTTAATACATTTAGTGAGTCGCTTACTAATTTGACTTTGGCTTGTTGAAGTTCTGCTTCATCTTTAAGCTCTTTATCTCTTTTAGCTTTTGCCTCATCGTCTAACGCTTTCTGAGCTTCAGCATCGGCTTGGCGATAACTCTCACGCAGTTCCGCTAGTTTTTCTAGTTTACTTGCCTCTAGCTGTTCAGTTTCTAAGCCATTTTGTATAGCTTGGTCAATTAGGCTTTGATAGTATGCTTCAGTATCGTCTAGCTCCTTCTGTCTTAGTTCTGCTTCAGTATTGGCTTCAGCAGTTCGGATTTCCTCTTTTAGTGCAGCGAGTTTTTCGGCTGCTGCTTTTGCATCTTCTTCTCTCTTTTTTGCTGCTTCTTCCGCATTCTTACTAGCTTGTTCAGCTGCTGCTTGGTCTTCTTGTTGGTTTGCTAGTATATAACCAGCTCTTTGATTCTCGAGTTTCTGAAGTGCTTCTTCAGTCTCTTTTATGGTAGCATCTGCTTCTTCTGCAACAGCTTCGGGGTCAAATACAAAAGAGGCTACATATTCGGAAGCATCCCTTCTAGTAGTAAGTCCTTCCTCAATTATACCCAATGCCACTAAGCCCTCAGATGCCGCATCTATAATTGCTAATACAGATGTGATTCCAAACATCACAAACTGAAGCCCATAAGATAAATACTCTTGGTTGCGTTTCGCAGCATCTATTTGAGATTGTCTAAGTACCTTCTCTTGCTCCAATACCGCTTTGGTTGCTAAAATAACTTCGTCCGTCTGTTCAATTTTGAGGTCTCGAATCTCTCTCTCACTCTTGCCCTGTAGTCTTAGTATATTCTCGCTACCCTCAGTCGAAGTTAATATTTCTTGCGTGGCATCTCTAGTAGCTTCTGTATCAGATAGTAGATTTTTCTGCTCCTCTGATACACCACTAACAGCAGCAAGAATGTCATCCCAATAGACTGCAATAGTACCAAGTGCTACAACGATAGCCCCAATACCTGTAGAGATGAGGGCTGCTTTCATTCCATTAGCACCAGCAATAGCGGCACGGAATGAGGTGACAGCAGACTTCCCCATTGATATTAAGCCCTGCCCTACATTCTTAACTCGTGTAGCTAGACCGCCTGTGGCTTCGTCAATAACCGCAGTAGCACCCTCTGCACCTGCAGATAGGTTCTCAAACTTCCCAGCTGCATCATCTACAGCACCACCTACCTCGTCTATTGACTTGGTAGCATCTGTGGTATTTACTACTATTTCGACTTCTGTCTTAACCATTTTATCTGCTGTTTAGCTTCCTTCCAGTTCGTTATCATTTTGTGCTTACCCTTCGCCACTAGCACGTCTTCGGTCAAGTGGTCAGCATATGGTAGCTGCTCTATGATGAATTTCAAGTCCATTACTCTACAATTAAATAATCCCCATTCTCAGCCGTGAGATAGTTTCCTTGTTGGTCTAGTAGCTCTGCAAAGGCTGTAGGGTTTGAATATGCACCTACGTCATTCAGTAACTCTAGGTTAGCTTCCCTCGTGCGGAGGTTCACTTTAATCTGGTTAATGATAAAGCGGTATCCGTTCCATACTAGCCTGTCGTTCATCTTCAACTTGCATATCACTTCAAGAGGTAGGATAGCTCTGAAGCTATACACTCTCCTGCTGACTGAGTATAGGTTGGTGATATAGTTCTCCCAATAGCCACTATAGAGTGTCTCGTTGAAGGCTTGGTTATGGTATGGCTCTATGTTAAGCCCAAACGTCAGCATCCTAGTCACGCTTGTAATAGTGTCGCTGTTGACGTTGGCGATAAAATTAATCTGCTCAACAGGGTCGGCAGGGCTAGGTGTTAGACCTGTCTCATCAAGGAAGCCTATAGGGTCGCTACTGATGTCCTTAGTGTTGGGTGAGTAGAATATCATAGGTGCGCCTATGTAGGGCTTCAGCTCCTTATCTATAGACGAGCCTATGAGGAAGTCTACATTGGTAGAGGTATCAACATCTACTAGCTTCTCGAACTTAAGCAGCTCGAAGTTGGTCTGGTTAGTAAGCTCTCCACCATCAAAGGTAAAGTCGGCTCTTAGGTCACCATATCCTACGCCTCCATTGGTCAACCTATGGGCGTTCATCAGTTCGCTGTCTGCTAGTTGATGCTCTAGCTTTATCCTTCTATATAACTCTGGCTTTGATACCTTGCGTGTAGTGATGTCCGTATGGTTGGTGATGTCGTACTGATTACCCTCCGCATACCAATCGTCTAGAGGCTCTAGCGTGAAGGCTGTGGTGCTTGTAGGCTCAAGTGCTAGATTAAACATCTTGATAAGCCCTACCATAAAGTCGCTCACCTTCTGCTCTGGCATTTGGTCTGCAATAACCACCTCCTGCGTGACCGTCTGCCCTGCTGATGTAGAGGCAGTCCAATACACATTAGTAGGGTCTGTAAACTCTCTACCCGATGCACTCACCGAAGAGATAGAGGTATTAGTAGTAGCTGGTAGGTAGCGCATTTGGATACGGTCTCCTGTGCTTAGGCTGTTGAAGTATATCTCCTCGTCTGTTACGTTGCCGCTATGGCTTACAGCCGTAAAGAATACATCGTTGATGTAGAAGTGAAACTGGTAGTCATCGGTACACGTTGCGCTGTATCGCCATATGAACCTGTCGTAGGTAGAGGGTATGGTTAGCTCGTCTGTGGTCGTATTGAATCCAGACCCTGTGGCGGAGGTGAAGTCTACCGCCTGTGCTTGTTCAAAGCCTGTAGGCTGATTCTCGAACATATACCCCTCCCTGCGGTGACACCACATATAGAGGTCGGTGAACTCTGCACTAGCGAAGAACTCGCTATTGAAGGTGATGCTGTACTTGCTCTCTATGGCATCTATGATACGAGCTAGACGGATGGCTGGTTTGAGTTCGTAGTAGTGTAGACCGTGATTATCATTGGTCGTATGGTAGGCTATGTTGTAGTCATCGTGGGACGAGCTGTCACTATCGTAGAACCAATCCTCCTTTGGGGAGATGAGAGGGTAGATGATGTTGCGACTGCTCAATCCACTCTCTAGCCCTGTTCTTACGTTTGCCCCTGTGTAGTTGTGGTCGTATGTTGATAGGTCTAGGTCGGTAAGTTGGTCATCACCGAACAAGTCCAATAGGTTGACCCCTGCTGAATAGAACACTATCTCATAGCTGCTCGGTAGGTTGCCCTGCATATTGACCGCAGCAAGTTCAATACTACCCTCTCTGAATGTCTCCTTGTTCAGTATGATGGTAGCAGACTGTCTTTGGGAAGCAGAGAAGCCGCCACTCACATCAGCGTTGTAGTAGTGCTTAAATAGGTCGTTGTTGATTCTAGAGGCTGGTACGCTGAAGTTCTGCGTGTAGTCAGCGAACACCTTGCTGATGTCCTGTATGTTCTGGACATTGAGCGTAATGTTTACATCCTCATCCTTGAAGGTGTCTACTCTATCTGTGCCTATGTAAATCTCTATCATAGTCTAGCGTTCTCTGGTGTGGCAAAGCTCACCTCCATCGTGTAGTTGATAGTCTTGTCGTTGATGTGTTTCTGTATCTCCACAGACTGCGTGTCTATAGTGATGGCACGGAAGTCCTGCCCTATGGTATAGGTGTCAGCCACTCGTACCGTAGTGCGGTCTATCGTCATTAGGACGTAGTCGCTCATTAGCATATCCTCTATCGTGTCGCTCATACTCTCGTCTACGAATCCTGTGTTTAAGATAGTGCGCTTAGTGAGGTTGTGGTTGTACGTTCTCGCTCCTCGTGAGTATGTTTCCCAATCATATCCCGATGAGTCAGCAGAGCCTACCACTTGGCGGTAGCTCTCTTTGGTTACCCCTACCGATTGGCGTGATGCCTTGAAGAAGGTTAGAGTGTCCCACATACCATAGCGATTAATGAACTGCAACTGTACAGGCGTGTACTTGGGTTCGCATTGTACATAGAACCTTCTGCTGTCTACGACAGTATCGCTAGAGTCTAGTATCTGCACATCATAGTAGTCCAATGTACGAGGCTCAGTAATACCTGTGAGGCTCTCGTCATAGAGGTAGTTCTGTAGGTTAGGTATCCCGACAGGGAAGAGTAGTACCCTATCCTCTGCATCTTCTCCTGTTTGGTTAGTGATGGTGATAGTATCGCTAGTGCTGTCTGACCCTAGCAGCTTTATCTTGACTGCGTTGGTCTGGTAGCTACTGCCTACATCGCCTAAGTAGATAGGCATATTGTAGGTGTCTAGTTCGTATAGGTACTTCTCACTTGCCTCCATAAGGATAGCCCTGCCGATGTCCTTATTGGCTAGGTCTGTGAAGTCGCTATAGCCATCTGTTGCTAGGAAGCGTGTAGTCGTGCCTGTGTCGTTTACTACAAACGTACCATCCAAGTACTCGATGTCATAGTCTACCTCTACCCAGAGGAGGCTGTCGCTACTCAAGGTAGTGAAGGTATCTGTGTCTAGGTTGGTAGTCTTCTGGTCGAAGAGGTTCTCTAGGAAGGGGGCTATGTCAGCGGTAGGGTATGAGTTCACGAAGCCTGTAGTCCTATCTATGGTGTACACAGGGTCAGCAGGGCGAACGTCCTTGTCCCCTGTCCAAGCGTAGATTTCTAGCTTGAAGTAGTAGATGTCACTTGCTGCTGTACCTGTACCGTCCCAAGTGATGAAGATAGGACTGCGTACTCCTAGTAGTCCTGTAGGGCTATTTACTGCCATTTTTATATGTTACATTTAATTCGTTCAATGTGAAGTCTAGGAAGTCTTCTAGGTCTATAGCATAGGCTTGGGTAAGCTCTGGCGGTAGCCTGTTGAATCCTAACTTGAAGGGTCTGCTGTAGAAGTTGGTAGCAGGTATGCCTCGCTTCCCGATGCTTCGGGCAATGATAAAAGCGGTGGTTCTGTAGGTCTCAAACCTACCCTTATTATCACGGAACTGAATCTTCCGTTGGCTAACCCACTTCTCTATCGCAGATACAGGAGGCATCTTACCAGCCTTACGTCCCTTGTCTACCCACTCCCCATACTCCTGCATAAGGAAGTCGAAGTTGATGCTGTTCGGCATCGCCTTCACCTCATAGTCTAGAGACTTATACAATCCCTTTGTGTTGTTCTTCTTCTTGCGTGTGAGGTTCTTCCTAGCCTCTTTGACTAGGTACTTACCAAACTTATCTAGAGCTGCCTCTGTGTTCTTTGTGTTAATGCCCCCATCCATTAGCAGATGTTGTTAGGGTTGATTGCCTCAATAGATAGTGTAGCCATCCAGCCGCATACGTTAGCCTCATAGTCCTCATCAAAGGGCTGGGCTAGTGGGTCGTTCACCAATCGGAAGTAGGCATCGTACTCCGTGCCTCTGCGGAACGTAGCGAGGATTTCAGATAGTGTAGCAAGTGTTCTATGGTAGATGTCTTGCTTCATCATATTCCCCTCGTACAAGTCCTTCGCCTCCTTGCTGTAGTCTACTACGTCCATAATGAGTAGGTCGAACTCGTAGGTAATCGTGCGCTCGTTGAGCGTAGCGTTCCCTGTGATGATATGCGCCAGAGGGTACATATCCATCTTACGGAAGTCTAGGTCGAAAATATTGCCCCAGCTCACTTGATTGATGTGGTCGTTTGATTCGGCTGCTGATTTAAGTGCCTCAGTTATTTGGTAGTATCCTTTCTTCATACAATTAAAAAACCCCATCCGTAAAAGATGGGATAAAAAAAGAGGGAGCTACTGCCCCCTCTCAACCAAACCAATCTAGCGAACCACCACTAGATACCCAAATGTATGTCCTCTTCCTCGCACTCACACGAGGTTTTGTTGCAATCGTGACAGCATTCGCATCGCCAGTCATCATCATTGTACTCCCCACAGATGTCGCACATACGACCCTCGTAGTCTTGGTACACCGCTAGTTCCCAGTCTAAGTAGTCCATCACACTAAGCTAAATAGGTTAGACAATGAGAACGGCTCGTAAGGGAAGAAGATAGTATGGATGTCATACGCCTCCTTAACAGTCAACCCCATCACCGAGCTATT